TGTAGGTTCAGTAGCTAAATTTAAGGTAGCTGAAGAAAAAAATAGAGAAGCACGAGAAGAACTTAGAGGTGTAAAAAACATTTATGCTAATAGACAAGCTGATTTTTTAGAGCTTCAAGAAAAGATGCTTGATATGAATGAGGCTGAACAAGAAGCTGCATTACGAGAATTTGCAGAGGGTAATGAAGAAGTCTATGATTTTTTAAAATTACAATTTTCACCAGACATTGAGAGTTTAGACTCAGATCAGTTTACACGAGACTACGACGACTTTGCAGTAAGCGGACTCAATAGCCGAGTGCAAGCAAAAAATGTACTTAACTTACCAACAAGACTTGATGCTAGTGAGGCTATAGATGATACCATTGAGAATATTGTTACAAAATACTTAATGGATGCAGATGCTAAAGGTTTAAATGTACGTAGTAGAAGACTTCGTAGACATTTTCTTAAACGTTTATACCCATCACTTATAAAAGAAAAACAAAGAATTTTAGCTACATGGCAGAAAAAGAGTGACCAAAACTATCTAAATAATAACACTTTAGAAATAGATAATAAACTTGTAGAAGTAATTAATTCTAAAAATGCAGATGGTCAATATGATGGAATCTATGATGATCCAGAAGTAGGACTTATACAGTATATTAGAAATAAAAAACCCGGTCTTACAAAAGATAAAGAAGCTTTAGACTATGCAATATCACGCATGTATGAGCTAAGATACAGGCTCGAGTCTGGAGGAGTTAGCCATTTTCTAAATGAAGCTAAGTTTATAAATAAAGCTACAGGTAAAGAGTCTAGAGGTTATATCAATTCTGGTATAGGTAGTCAGGGCGAGATAGATGGAAACATGGGTTTTCTCACACGTATACAAAGTGAGATGGCTCTTGCCGATAGTAAGGTATATAAAACTCTTGTAACAAGTTCTCAAGAAAGAGTAAGACAGTTACGACTACAGAACTTATCAGATCAAGAGTTTACTATGGCTCTTGCTGAAGAAGAGACTAAATTTCGTAGACAGTTAAAATCTCAAGGTCTTGATGAGTCATTACCTTTACCAAACCATTTCTTAAATGATGAGACTTCTGGTGTGGGTAACGAAACATACTCTAATCAGGTAGGTAAGGCAAACAAGATATTTGACATTGTAAATGTAGAACAGGACTTTATTACTAAATTAAGAGCAGCTAAAAGAGATCCAAACCTTGAACTTACTAGCTTGCAAAAGAATATACAAGTCAAGTCTGCTGAGTACGAACTGACTCAAAAAGTCAATGAACGTATGGCAGGTGATCAAAACTTAACACTAGAAGCTGCACTAGAACTAGAGTATCCAAAAGTTTTAGACAAATTATTAGCTGGAGACTATTCAGCTCAGGTTGATATTACTAGGCCAACATTGCCTGTAGATATACGTAACGATCAGACTTTTTTAAAAGACAATGGCGTTGATGCTACAATGAATCAGAAAGAGTTTGTATCTCTTGATGAAAAACGTGCATTAGATCAGTTGTATGATTACTATGAAAGTGGTTTCAAAACACCATTTCCACAATACTTTAGAAGTGTAACTCATGGTACAAACGTAATGCCACACGAGTATGCTCTTGCAAGATTTAAGGCTATGTTTCCGGGTGACACTAGCAATATGAAGAACCCAGAAACATTCTTTGATCTAACAGAACAGGAACAACGTTTTCTATACCTACGTAAGAATCAGACTAAAAATCTAAATTTACTAAATGATGATGACAATACAGAGATAGAGGCTAAGATGCTTAACTCTCTTAAAGTTACAGATAACTCAAGCTACTATACAGATCCAAACAGTAATCCATTTACAGCACCTAGAGTCAAACTAGAAGAAATGACAGTTGCAGATGCGTACAGAAAAGCTAAGGCTGGTGCGACAGACTTTGGTACGTATAAGATTAGTGCACAAGAACTTATAGAAGTTGTAGAAGCTGGTGGTATAAGAGTAGATGACACGATGGATGAGAATACTCAAAATGCTATTGTGTTTGGTCTGATGAGAATACAAGCCAACAAAAGTAACAGTATCATGGGTGCATTAGTTGACGCTGATAAAGACTGGCGTAGACTAACTAACCTATCTGATGTAGAAAGAACACAGGTATTACAGTTCTTTCCTAATCTTAGAGGTATGAAAAACAACCAGTTTCAGAACTTACAGGGCGATATAAACGAGATAATTTTAGATAATGTAAAAACACAAAAAAGCAATAAGTATTTGGATGCACTAATCGAAGATTATGTAGACAACGACTTTGGAGGAACAACGATTTAATGGACTCAGGAAAATATATGATAGACGACGATATGGTCGATGAGCTAGGTAAAGTAGCTGAAGACATATCAGACGACTATCGAGCCCGGATAATAGCCGAAGAAGAGGCAAAGTCAGAGCAAGCTCAGGCCGAACAACAGGCCGTTGACACACAAGCTGATCCACGCAACTCCGATACATGGGGTGCTAAGGCACTCATCAAAGAGGGTCAGTCTATTTTATCTGGTGGTTTACAAGACACTGCATCATCTATTGCTACGTTTCCAGAACGTACTGTAGACGCTTTGTCTGGGGAGATGCAAAGACAAAGGGAAGAGACTGGTTCATACAGACCAGACTTTACACCCTTTGGTGGTTATGATAATCCAATCGAAACAAAAACATGGTGGGGTAAACAGCTTAGAGGTCTAGTACACTTTGGATCCCTAGCAGCTGGTACAATACTAGCTGCAAAAGCTGCGGCAGCTACAGGTGTAGTTACTATACCAGCCGGCCTTATAGCACTAACTAAAGGTAATATTGTAAGAGGTATGGCTGTTGGAGCTGTGTCTGATCTTATATCAAAAGAGTCAGATGAACAAAATGCTTTAGCTGCTTTACGTGACCGATATGGTTGGATGGATACACCTATATCTACTAAAGATACTGACCACCCAGTTGTGATGAAGATGAAAAATATCGTTGAAGGTATGGGCATAGGTCTATTCTTTGATGGTTTTGCTCACACACTAGGTAAGGGTAGTCAAAAAGTTGTAAAACAGATACAAGACAGAAATAAAAATTTAAAACAAGCAACAATACAAAACGGACTAGCACAGTTAAGACGTGGTGAAGTAGAGTTTAGAGCAGATAAAAATGCACCTATATCTCAACCACACCAAGGAGCACACATAACCGAGGTATCACCACAACAAGCTCGTGAACAGCTATCTCGTACTCGTAAAGAGTGGGGTTCAGAAGAAGGATCTACTGGTTCTGTAACAACACCATACGAACGTGAGCGTATTGCTATGGAGGGTGCTACAGATGAAGCACAAGTAGAACGTATTATGCGTGGACTAATGAGCAGTGCAAAATTTAAGGCAGAACTTGACGCTGTAAAAGGTAGTGTATCAAAGCTAGCATCTAGATGGAGAGAAGCTATAGAAGGTCATCAACGTATAACACAAGGTAGAAATGCTATAGAAATGTCACCACAAGAATATCTAAAAGAGTTATTAGAAGCTCAACCTGATATTGTTGATGGTATAGAAATATGGACATCTAAAAATGTAGTTATAGGTGACTTAGTTGTCGGTTCTTTACTTAAACAGCTACGAGATTTAGGCACAGCTGGACGTGAAATAGCAGATCTAGTTGATCTAGACGATGTAGATGGCCCAGCCAAGCAAGTTGTAGATACAATGTTAACAGCTTTGTATCAAACTAAAAAAGCTAGATTCTTAAAATCTGACGCATTTAGACAACTACAAGCTGGTAAACAACCGAAATCACAGATAGTAGACGAAGTTATTACAGCAGAGATGCAGGATACAAAAGACTCTATTATGTCCGTACTGAAGATAGCAAAAGATGATCCTGACGACAACCTACTTAATGCGTTATTTGAAGCCTTTTCTATGATGAAAGATGTCAATACTCTTGAAGATTTTGACAGGTGGGCACGTACGATACTCAAAGGTGGTTCATTAACACCAGACGGCACACCTAGAACAGGTGCGCTAATTCGTGAACTAGAAGGTGTAATGAGCCATAGTATTCTGTCAGGACCAAAAACACCAGTCCGAGCAATAATGGGTACATCTACTGCAACATTCTTACGACCACTGGCTACAGCACTGGGAGCAGTTGTACGCTTTCCATTTGAGGGCGACTCTGCTACACTTAGAACTAGCCTAGCTGCGGTCAATGGTATGATAGAATCCATACCTGAATCGTTTACTTTGTTTAGAGAGAAACTAAACTCATACTGGAAAGGTGATATACGTACAATTAAGACACGTTTTTCAGAGTATACACAGGCAGATGATAACTGGGAGATACTACGTCGTTGGGCAGAAGATAGTGGTAGAGCTAATGCTGGTGAAGTAGCAGCGTTTCGTATGGCTAACATGGCACGTCAAATGAATAATACTAACCTGTTTACATACTCTACAAAGATCATGGCTGCAACTGACGATGCGTTTGGTTACATTCTTGGTCGTGCTAAGATGCGTGAAAAAGCTATGCGTAGAGTTCTAGACATGCAAAGTATTGATGGCATTAAATTACCAGAAATAAACAAAGACTTGATGAAAGCATACGAAGATGATTTTTATGCACAAGTGTTTGACAAAGATGGTAATATTGTTGATGAAGCTACAAAGTTTGCACGTAAAGAAGTAACACTAACACAAGATCTTACAGGCTTTGCAAAAGGTCTAAATGATGTCTTTAGTGCTACACCTTTAGCTAAACCATTCTTTTTGTTTGCTAGAACAGGTGTAAATGGACTTGCTTTAACAGGCAAGTATACACCGGGTTTCAACTTCTTAGTCAAAGAGTTTAATGATATAGCATTTGCAAACCCAGCTG